GTCTAGAATCTACAGAAGTCACCGCACTCAAATTCCCACTTGCATCCGCTACAACTGTTCTTGTCCCTGTTCCTGATAGGTCAGTGGCTTTTAAAGACGCTGCCGTTACACTTGAAGAGAAGGTTGCTGCTCCTAACGTTCCTGTTAATTTTAACGCAACAAAACCATTCGAAGAACTAGACCCCCTTACGACTAGATTCAATGAACTTGCCGTATTGTCGTACAATGCTCCAATACTTGCGTTCCCTTGATTATCACACCACATTCCGACTCCCTCACTTGGAATAGCTGCATTTAATCCTGAGTATACGCCGCTTGAAAAGGTGGTGTAATTCATGTTAGCTTGATTCGCTCCAATATTTAGAATTGAGCCAGATGATGTAAGTTTATGAAAATAAGTATTAGACCCTATTCTAACGGCTCCATCAAAAAAACCATTGCCATTTATCCACATATTAGCCGTTTGCTGAGCCGTTCCGTTTTGAATGTAGTTAGCTGAGCCACTTGTAGGTGCGTAATTTAACCCTGTTAATGTTTGGTCGCCTGTATTGGTTCCACTTGTATTAGCAAGCCTTGTAGAACTTGTTGCATCAAATGAAATCTTTGCAGTGTTAGCAGCTACAACTGCTCCATCTCCAACTGTTCCCGTTGTAGTACCAAAGTTTTTATTGAAAGCTGTATTCTTGGCAAAGGCAGTTTCATAACTTCCTGATGCTTGTTTCCCATTTAACTGTGTTTGAATTGAACTTGTAGCATCATTGTTAGTTCTCTGGGTTGGTGTTTGAAATACACGAGTGGCAGTTTCGTTAATTTGGTCGGCTGTGTAATCTCCCGCATTTGGTACAATTGTACCCGTTCTACCATTAAATGACTGCACCGCATCAGTAGGTGTTAATAGTTCTTGCCAATCACCTAAAACAGTAGGGTTAGTACCCTTTAATATAAAAGACTTGTTTAAGTCGGTTCTTACTGCTACGTCTCCCGTTTCTCCTACAATAGCCAACATATCGGTTTGATTAGCGACTACAAAAGTATCTGTTACCGTGATGCTTGGTAATTGAGAAGATATTAGTTTGCCATCAGAGCCCAGTCCTGCGTATCCGTTGGCTGTGTTTTTATTTGATTTATCTTCTTTACTTGAAAGGTCTGTTAAATTAGCCTTTAATAATAGAGTTTCATATATTGCGTTTTCGCTTGGCGAAGTCGATGTAAATCCGCTTCTGATAGTTTGCGTTATTGCAGCCTCAATATTTACAGGGATTTCTACACCAACCGTCCAAAAAGAACCGTTACTAATTAAGGCATTTAAATCCTCCGTCAATACTAAAGTCGAGCCGCCACCTACATTGTAATAAGTACCTGCGCCAACTAAAATAAACTCGGATTTATCTGTAGTCGGTAAAGTTTGACCGTCTGAAACAGAAACAGATCTAAAACCCGCACCTATAATAGTACTTGCGTAATTTGAAATAAAAATAGCTAATTCCTCAATAGTGGCTTTAGTTAAATCTGACCCTACTTCATGAGGGAAATTATCGGTTAAACTTATCCCTGCTGTGGGTAGTTGACCTACTCTAATACTGTTTATATCTGCCATTTTATATTTTTTGAATTGCTAATGTTACTAAATAGGGCTGCATTATATTATGAGGCTGACCGCTTCCTGAGCTAACTAAGTTTTTAACCCCGTTTGAATCAGCGTTAGCAGTAACTATTAAAGTACCAGGATCTCCGTTGTCAGCGTTAGAGCCAGTATAAGGCACTTGTATAGGCGGTATTTGTGCTGCTGTTAATGTGTGCGTAGTTGACCCACCTGTTACTCCTGCAACATTGTAAGTACTTCCATAACCTACTAATACTTTACCGTCTAAATTCTTAGTTCCGTTTTGACCGTTGCAAATAGCCCACCCTAAACACAAATTCGTTCCTAATCCCGTACCGTCGAAGTTGTCTAATATGTATTGATTGATTACATTTAAATATTTAACCTCAAACTGAAAAGCATTAGAATTAAGTCTAACTAAGTTTATTAAATCTTCAATTGTACCGCTAAATAAATCGATACCTTTTTCATGTGCTATTTTATCAGTAAGTTCAAACGCTCCTACTGGTAACTCTCCTACTCTTACCGTATTTATTAACTGTGGATCTATTGCCATATCTTATTATTTTTAAACTTCTCCTATTCTTATTAATGACTCTGGGTTTCCATCGTTTACAATGGTATTAGGGTTTCCGTTATTCAATAAAACAGATGTTAACCCTTGCTGTTGTGGCTCTCCGTATCCCACCATAGCGCCTGAGAAAGACAAAAACTCTCCTACATTCTCCGTATTAGAAAGTGTTTGAATGTAGCACTTACCAAAGTCAACTATAGGATATTTATCGCCTTGTAGCTTCCATTCTAATAAAACTTTATTACGCTTTAAATCCCTTAATTTATCATAGGAAGCGATATTAAAATTACCCCCCGCTAAAGTGGTATTGACTTGCAAACCGTTAAAACTAAGGGTATAATTTTGGAATATAGGTCTTGAAGTTGCCCATCCTTTATTATCCCTAGTCGTTGTATCTATAAACTCAGACTGCTCCTCTAATGAGTTGCCTATTAAACAACCTATTGGAAGATAACTACCGTTTATCTTTATATACATTAATCTATCTTCTCCTAAAGTAAACTCCATACTATCCTGTTATTGTTGGTTTAACTGTTGACCCGTAATCATAAGTAAACTCATATTTTATATCGCTTATCTCCTCAGCAAACAGCCCTAAAAACTTTATACTTGTAACGTTGTTTTTAGTGTCGTAACTCCATTCTATAGGCATGAATTTACCGTCTATATTGTTTATTTTACAAACTGTTATGTAATCTAAATAACCGTAAACACTACCTGTAAATATTTTTAAAGGTTTTTGTGATATTCTTAGTTCTTCCTCTGCTGCTATTCTTAAAAGTGGTGATGACTCAAAAAATCCGCCTCTAAACCAATAAGAACTTAAAGTAATTTTATCCTCTTTAAATAAAGCCCCGTTATAAACTATACCTACATTATCTCCGTTAAAGACTTCTTTGTTTTCTTTTATTATTGAGCTTATTTTAATAGGTCTTTGAACGGTGTGAAACTCCCCTTCTTTGTTATCCCCAGCAAAAGTATTAACGATGTCAATCGACTTTACCTCTGTAGTTGTTGCGCTAAAAGGATCGTCACTTGCCCCTGTTGTTGGAATATAAACCTCTATGTAAACATTTCCGCTTTGAGGCAAAGGCTCAGACTGAAAAGAAGCCGAAGAGTAAACATTAGCACTTCCAAAATCAGAAACGCCATAAGTAAAAGAGTTTATAAACGATGCCGTAGTACTCCAAACGCCTCTGTTATTCATATAATAAGTACCTATTCTTACCTTATAGTAAAATGTAGCATTACCGTTAGCAGCTGTACTTACTTTAAAATTAAAGCTATCGCCTAAATTCAAGGCTACGTTTTCACTTGTAGCAATTATTCGAACAACTCCCACGTTATCAGGTATCATTTTTAACCCCGTATTAGGTAGAATGTCATCTATGATATAAAAAAACTTATTTGTTTGTTCTATAGTCCAAAACTCGTATGTCTTTTGCTGCTCGTGGTAAAAATTATTATTATTCAACAACCCTTGTACAAATCCGTACTTATATCCCACTCTAAAAGCAGAAACACCACCTTTAATATCTATCCTTTGATTCGCTCCCGAATGATGCGGATAAAAGTTGTCTATTTGCGATCCTAAAACACTATTTAGATTTATTTTCTTAGTCCCTATAAAAACATTATTCAAATCATAACGTCTAAATAAAGGCGCAGCATTATAATATAATTCATTGGGCTTATAAATATACCATTCCCCGCTTTTTTGCGTTATAACGGCACAAAATATATCTAAAACAGACTTTAAAACTTCATCGCATGACATAATAGTTTCGTTGTCTGTTTTTACGAATCTATCTGTATTTAAGTATGTTTTAGTTAAAATATCTAAATTATCAGTTTGCGCTAATCCTTCATAAAGTATATTAATTGAAGTATTGATATTTAAGAGTATTCCGCTACGTTTTAAGCAATTATAAACAATATCAGAAGCGTTCATCTTGCCAATAAAATGTAAGCCGTTAGCATCGACAAAAGATAAATTACTCAATGCTCCTAATCCGTCGATACAATCTAAGTTAATAACCCACTCATCACGGGTGTAAGATTGATACACCCCGTCTGGCTTTAAGTAACCGACAAAGTATATTTTATTATTTACATATAACTTAACGGTAAATTCCTGCTCATCTTCTGTGTATAAATCTTCTAAAGTAACATCTTTATTAGCTTCTAATTGT